AATCTGTGGAATGGAACGTGCTACCACTGATGTTGAGCCACGCAGTTCCGTTTGTGGTCTCGATCAGTGCTCCATTCCGACGAAGGTGAACATAGTCGAACTTGACTTGTACGCTGCTGAACTGCTCATTCTCAGCCCAAGCCAGACCCTCAATCTCACCAGGGACAGTGTCACGAGTGTTGACTGTGACACAACCATCGGCCAAGAAGTCACCTCCGCCTCCGATCAGTACGAAGCATTGCGTACCATGATGCTGCCTCGGACCGATTGGCACTGCTGATGCTGATGGTGCCAATACTGCTAGCAGTGCCACTACAATACCGAACGTTGCAATCTTCTTCATCTCTTTTCCCCTTCTATTATACCATACCCAGCTTGGAAAGATCACGTCTTAGGAGGGAGGACGTTCAGATAGGTAAGCAAGTGTCTCATAGCATCGTTGGCATGAGGCTTGTTAGGTTTATAAACCTGCATACGCTTTAGTTTGTTATCATCCCACCACATGCGTTGTCCAGGAGTTTGAAATTTCAATTTGACCTTGTTGTTGTGGCACCACAGTTTGATGACGCCTATCACCTCCACCGGAGACAGTACTGCCTTGTCCAACTTAGGACGATACTGGAATGACTCGCAAACGATAACGTCAGGAATGAACTCGGGATCAAGAGCATTCATTGTGTCTAAGAACTGCCACACAGGTATGCATCCGTCCTCTATCTGTCCGGACTTGTATCCGTCTCGGTCATTAGGCTTCAGGAAGCTCGCCCATCCTGTCGTCGTCCCTGGGTCGAAAGCCAGAACGAAAAGTTTGTTTGCATCCTTGACATTTTCTGGCTCCGAAGTCGTTGACGGCTTTACAGGCGGAACACTCATAGTATGGGTACCCTTTGTCCTTGTCGTAAGGCATATACCTCTTCACGAGGTGAGGCTTAGCCATTAGTACCCCCGCTTGGTAGACTTTGTCCCCTTCGACTTAGGCTTTTGGGGACGAGGCATCTTTGTACCTTTGCCCTTACCCTTGCCTTTACCCTTTGGCATCTCACGAACCTCCCTCGAGTGACTTTCCAATATATACTCGATTTAGACACAGTGTATACTCGACCCGAGCTTAGGGTATTGAGAACTAGGCATTTCCATTTTAGACTCTATTAGACACTTGTTACTCTGAGGAATCACTCGCGAGCTCTTTCTCGAGAATCTGAGCGATGGTTTCCATGTCAGATTGCATCTTGGATACTTTCTTCTGGAGTTCTTGGAGCTTGGTTCGACGTGACTTACTCTTGACAACTTCAATTGTTTTAGGCGTAGGATTATCTCTAGTGCCATTCGTGAAGATGACTCTCTCATCAGAAGTCAGAGGACGACCTAACATCTGTTCCGCTACAATATGATGTTTGTACCTCCAACCCTCTTCAGTCTTCACCATGACATAGCCGTTAGGCTGCTTGTGCTCAGTGCCGATAGGTGCACTAGTTCTGGTCAAGAGTAAGCGCCTCCGTCACCGCAACCGTAGTTATTACCTCATAGGGCATGTGGCCTTGTTGCATGGTCTCCATACCTCTTACTTGAGCCTCGTCGATATTGTCCGCTTCGACGGTGAGCTCATGTTTGTGGATCGCTTCCGACTTGATGATGTACTTCATGTCAGCTCCCGTCAGCCCTGAAGATACCAGGAGTCTCCGGGACGATCAGTCCAGACTCAAGAGCCTTAGCCTGGATGGCCATCTTTTGAATGTTCTCGCCGATCTGCCCTGCGAGGTCAGGATTCCAGATGAAGTGGAACTGTCCAACGCCACAGAAGCAGATAGCGTGCACAAGGCCAGTAGGAGTAGTCTTCCCGTCTGGTTCTGTCTTAGTTGCAGGAATAACTCCCACGGTCCAGTCTTGCTCCAAAATCATAGGACCCACGTGCTGTGGGGCTTGAGGTTGGTTTTGCGCCTCCTGCAATGCTGCCTGAATCGCCGCTTCCTTTATCTTGTCATCCAAGGCTGTACTCCTTCAAGTGATGACAAACCTTATCAGGACAAGGCTTGTTCTTGTGGTCTCCCCAACGTGTTCCAACCTTGAGTTCTACCGGTGTTGGAACAATTGTTCCGGTGTCTTCCATCACTTCCTTGACGATGTGAGCGACCTCCTTTAGGTATTGACCTTTGACTTCGAACACTAAAGAGTCATGAACAGTGATAACTGGATAGGCTCTGCCTCGAAGAAGCGGCTCCAGACGTATGAGCGAACGGAGTGTGAAGTCGGATGCAGTTGATTGAAGGGGGAAGTTGTATCCTTCCTTCTGAATGAAGTGCCAGTTGTCTTTGGTGACAAGCCAGAAACGTCGCTTCCTTCCGAAGTAACTCTCAAGGTATCCATTTTCCTTGATCTGCCTCTCCAAATCCAATTGGTACTTCTTCACCAGTGGCATGTTGATAAAGAAGTCCCTCACCATACCCTGGGCTTGTGCGAAGGGCATATCATACTCTGCAGCAAGACTCCCAGCACCCCGACCATACAGCAACCCAAAGTTGACAGCCTTGGCTCGTAGGTACTGCAAGTCAGTGTAGTTAGGCCCAAAGAACTTTAGCGCCACCTCCTTATGGAACTCTCTACCCTGAATGAACTGATCCATCAACCAGGGGTCTTTGGAGAACTCGGCTATGAGGCGAAATTCGATCTGGCTATAGTCAGCTGACAGGAGATAGTTATCTCTTCCGGAAATAAATATGTCTCGGATGACAGGTCCACTAGGGATGTTCTGAAGGTTTGGTCTGCGACACGAGAGTCTCCCGGTTTCTGTACCGTGGAGCAAAAACGTAGGATGGATTCGACCTCGGACAATGCTCTTCCCCATTCCTTTGACGTAAGTGGAGAGGAGCTTTGCATCCTTACGGTAGGAGAGTAAGGTTGTTGCGAACTCACTTACTTCGTCCTTTCCTTCAGACAACTCCGCTAGGACATTTTTGTCTGTGGATCCAACGTCTCGTCCAAGCTGTGAGAGGGCTCGCTTGACCTGAATAGGTGAACGTGGATTGTCGACCCATCGTTGCAGAGCAGCTTCAGTTTGGTCAGTACGGGCCGTAAGGCGTCCGCCAACGAGACTAAGTCTGTCTCGGTCGACCTTGACTCCTGTGTACTCAGCTCTAGCCAAGGCATTTGCTCCGGGGATGAGAAGCTCAGTGTAAGCTCGGGCTGTGCCATCTGACTCCATTTCCTTTCGAAGTGGACCCATCAAACGATGGGTGATGTCGGTATCACCTGCATTGTACTGATATAGAACGTTTGGTGGAATATAGCGGAAACTAGCTCCCTTGAACGGAAGATACTGTCTTGCATCTGTCTTGTACTTTGGGGCCCCGAGTATCTCAACCGCTAGTGTCTCGAGGGCATGAGTACCCTTCCGTTCGTCTGTAGCATAATGCATCAACATAGTGTCTTCGTCAACCCGGGCCTCTTCAATACCCAAGCCCCACAGGTACATAATGTCGAATTTTCCGTTCTGCCATCCCCAGCTGAGCTCGGTCTTGAAGGCTTCGTTGAAGATGAACTGGAACCTTGGGTCGTTGCACACCGTTGCTGTGTATACCATAGCTCGACCTGGTTGATCGCTGATCGACAGACACAGGAAGTTGGGATGCTTGGGATCGATACGCTTCATGTCCTCGACGTCAACTTCGATGTCACAGGTAACCAGGTTCTCTTTGGCATGGACGACTTCGTACGCTAGTTGCTCCTTAGCCATGTAGAAGTCATCGATCACTCCGAACTTGGTGTGCTCCCAACCCACTTGAATCCGAACGAGTTTGCCGATGTCTTTGACGATCGACGGTAAGTAATCAGGAGTCCTGAGTGCTGCTGCAGGATGGAATGTTGGGACAATCGTAGCACCCAGCTCTTTGGATTCTGTTCCAGGATCAGTTCGAAGAGTAGTGATACCGGTTCTGGTATTGAGGAGGGTCTGCGATGCGATATTGCCAAGTGTGAGTACCTTGTTCGGTTTCCGGGCTCTGATTTCTGAAACCAGTCGAGCACGACAGGCCCGTATCGCGTCTTTCGGTGGGTTAGCGTTCCCTGGTGGTCTACAGAGTACCGTGTTTGTGACATATACATCGTTCCTATCGATTCCCTGTGACTCCAGGACTCGGTTGAGGAGCTGCCCGCTTGGGCCCGAGAAAGGCGTTCCTGAACGAGTCTCCTGGGCACCTGGAGCTTCGCCGACAATGACAATCGCCGCCTTATCCGGTCCCTGTCCCGGTGCGAAGCCCTCATCCTGCAGAGGGCAGTCGGAGCAGTTTGCCAAGGGAGCCTTCGGCAGCAGAGGTAGTAGCTGCACCATCTGTCCACCTCCTCATGACTTCAATATTGTGCACCGTTATGATGGGAAAGGGATCGTCTTCGGAATCGAGATCAAGTCCAGGAAGTGAGTATCTATCTCCCGTGAGCAAACCTCTCTCTGGGTGAAGCGCAATTCCCATGCGTCCGAGCCTAACGGGAATTTTGCTGTCGACACCTCTGAGCCAGGGATAAAGTCCAGTTGCTGTAACAAGTTCATCAACAGGGTTTCCCCAAGTCCCGAGTAGATGGTAGTTCCACTGACGGGGTCTGTCATTTGATATAGCACCGAGGATTGCAAGACGGAGTTCTTTCCTATGCTTAGGGATGCCAATAGTGTCCACCTCCGGAATCTGAAGGTACCTGTAGAAATCCTTCATCCAGCAGGCTAGATCCTTTCCTTGGGGCACGACCATCAACTTCATGTTCGGCCACTTGTCTTTGAAGTACGGAGCGTGCATCTGAGCATTACGAAACGTCGCGTCGGCATCGTGGGGAACGTCGGGCAATACCAGTTCGTTGGGTCTGAACTGCATAACAGCCTTCTCCAGGAAGTCGACGTTGACAGCTTCTCCGAGCTCCATCACCGAGTTGTCTAGGATAATGTAGCCTGTAGCTGACTCACGATAGAACTTGACGTAGTCTGAATCGTCCATGAGATGTGCCAGAACAAGATGGTACCCAGTTCTACAGTACCGAAGCAGATGCTTCTTCGGTGCAATGACAGCTAGTTCCACTACTCCACCCCCAAGTCGAACTCTTCGAAACGCTTCAACTCGAACTCGATGTACTTCCGGGCCTTCTCGAGGTCCTTCTTGTAGCTCATGCCGTCCTTGAGACCGGCTCGCCACAGGTGTTTGATGGCGCACCCGACGTTGAACTCGAAGTGCTGTACGATCTCGATGCACTCGATACCTGATGGGTGCTCGTTGTAGTGTTGCGGGTGATCGATGATATCAGTGGCCATTTCCCCTCCCATTGATGATGTTGAAGAACTCGGCACGTGCTTCCTTCTGCGGGTCTAGGAACACCCCATTCATGGCCGATGTCGTTGTAAGGTGACCCGGACGTTCGATACCACGCATCGCCATACATAGGTGATGAGCCTGGAGAACAACTGCTGCTCCCTTCGGTTCTACGTTCTCTTCGATGAAGTCCATTATGTCTTTTGTCAACTCTTCTTGGACCGTGAGACCTCGAGCGAAATGATCCACTGTGCGGGCAAGTTTGGAGAGGCCAAGTATCTTCCCTTCCGGAATATAAGCGAGATGGGCTTTACCATAAAAGGGAAGCACGTGATGTGCACAGAGACTAAAGAAGGGGATGTCCTGACAGACAACCATTTGGTCGATGTCTGTGTTGTCGAAGACTGTAAAGTTGAAACCTTCACCTTGTGTCAGCTCCTGCCATGCTCGGGCTGCTCGTCGCGGAGTATCAGCTGTATGAGGATTCTCATCAGGACCGTAGCCCAAGAGACTGAGGATCTCTCCAAAGTGATACTCCAACAGTGATTCAACATCTACTACCATATTCAAATCCTCCTAGCGTTCGGGTCCCAAATGTATTTATGCACTTGGAGGTTGAGATAAGCCTCGTGAAGATTATCGTTTAGCATCCATTTGATAAGCACGTCAGGATCCAGCCTACCCCAAGCAGGGCCAAAGTAGACCCTGTGGGGAACTGTACCCCATTTATCCCATGTTTCCAAAGCGGTCACGTAGTCTTCACGGTCAACACAAACGAACTTGACTGCTTGGTGTGCCATCAACTGTTGCCGATGCTCTTCACGGAGTTCGAGGTCAGAGTCTCCTTCACCCGAACCTGGAAGCTTCCAGTCCATGACGATTGTAACCTGTGGCCGAAGAAGGTGATAGTTGATGAAGTCACGACTGCCGTTGGAGAAGACATCGATAGTGTAGTCCGAGTTGATCAACTGTCCGACGAGGGATCTGATTTCGTCTCTGGGTTGGAGGAGGGGTTCTCCACCTGTGATGCAGACGTGACTGGTAGGCCGCTGACGAATGCGCTGTACAAGTTCATGGGGGGTGACCAGTTCGAACTCGTGTCGCCATTGGTCTGGGAAGATACTATACGGCGTATCGCAAGGCCAACCAGGACAACGATAATTGCATCCAGCAAAACGAACGAAAGTAGTCGGAACACCAACATTGGGCCCCTCCCCTTGTATGCTATCGTATAGTTCCAGGAGTTTCATTTGGTTCTCGCCATTGGAACGTATTCGACTGTGTCCATCAGGTTAGGAAACACGTACTTGGCAGCACGCTCAGCGTTCCACTTTGAAACGTACCCCTCACTGATGTTCAGAGTCTCACCGTTGTCCGCCACGAGGATGACCCTCCACTGCTTGTCATTCCCCTCAGCAATCTTGAGTCTCATAGCGCTTCCTTCCCATATGGGGACACCAAATAGAAACCCTTTCTGAAGTGGGCCCAATCCATTGGCATGGTTGGTTCTTTTGCGTAAGGCACCCACAGGCGCAGAAAGGTCTTGGTGTCTGTAAACGATACAGCCGTTTTGGTTCTATGAAAGTGATTGGGATGTTGTCTGATGACGAAGACTTGATACAGTGGCCAGAGATCAAGAGCATGTCCGAGTGTTGGCAGAACGATGCAAGTGTTCCTCTGAGCGCTGATGCTAGCCACGTCAAGGAAGCCTACACGTTCAATATGTAATGATGGCATACGACCTCTCGCCCTCACGGACTTCAAGCTCGGACAGATTCGCCTTGTGGCCTGATGGACCATACCTGTTGATGAAGGGGTGAAGGAGGTCTGCGATCTGATCCACTAGGTTCTCGGCAGTAGTAAGTGTGTCTTCGAACTCGGACATGTCGTTCAGGAACTGGTGGTCGTATCGATTGAGGACATGTTCTTGGACAATATCGTCGAGTACATAGTAGTTCAGAACCATCCCATGCTCTAGGAAGGCAGACATCACTTCGACTCTGACCTGGTAGTTATGTCCGTGCAGACGGAAGCACTTACCGAACAGTTCTTCGTTAGCCTGTTCTGACAGGTTATTATCGTAGAGCTGATGAGCCGCGGCAAATGTGTACCATTTACCGATTCGGGTAACCCTACTAGATTCCAACAACTTCTCCTTCGACGTCGTAGGGGATGGGGTCTTCGAGTCCGTTTGCCCGAAAAGCCTCGAGCCGCTCCACACAGGTGGGACACTTGCCACAGGCTGGCCTCTTTCCCTCGTAACAGGAGTGGGTGATCTCGTAAGGAGTCTTCAGAGCCATACCCTTCTTGACAATGTCCCTCTTCATCATCCATTCAACTGGTGTAACGAGACGAACCTGGTGATAGGATCCAACGTAAATAGCGTTGGCCATAGCCCCGATGAATTCGGGAGTACAATCAGGGTAAGCCCAGTTGTGGGCGTCTTCAGCATGAGCACCAAAGTAGACAGAGCTTGCTCCGATGACAAGAGCCAGACTTGTCGCAGCACTGAGTAGGTTCGAGTTGCGGAAAGGTACGTACGTTGGGCTAGGACCGTCACCACTCATCAACTCCTGATACGTCTCGTGAGGCATCTCCCGGCTGCCTGTCAGGCTCGACTCGTTCGTACGAAACAAATCCGAAGGTAGCACTACGGTTCGCAAAGGCTGCGTTCCAAAGTACGATGCTACTTCCTCCGCTGCCATTAGTTCCACGTTGTGCTTCTGCCCGTAGTGAATAGACAACGGTTGAATCATCTCTGGCTGTAGTCCGTGTTCCTCTACTGCGATTGACAGGCACGTTGTGCTGTCCAGACCCCCCGACAACAGAATCACTGCTTCCACGTCTATCCCTCCTCTGTTTCCATATGAGCTTCTGTCGTTCTCGTTCACTTAGACCTCCCCATACACCGTACATCTGTTCTGATTCAATCGAGTACTCTCTGCAAAGAGTCAGGACTGGGCACTTAGCACAGTATCGTTTGGCCCGAGAAGAGTTCTGACCGTGTTTAGGAAAGAAGACATCAGGATCCTCAACGCTAGCACACCGAGCATGGTCCATCCATGATCGGTCATATTCCCTACCGAACAACTGTCGGGAAAAGTCTCTGAGTCTTGTCACTGTCGACCTTCCTGATGAGGCCTCGTTGGTCTAACGTCTGGAGGATCCAATCGGCGTCACGAGCAGTCAAATGGTAGTTCTGCATCAACTTTGAACGGGTGATACCGATTGAAGGATGACGACGAATGCCTGCTAGGATCTGGTCCAGTTTGCGTTCAGAGATTGTCTTCCCAACATTTGCAATTACGTCAGATGCCCACGACCTCCATTTCTCTGCGAACATGATGGCTCTCAATATGTCAGTTAGTTCAACGTGAACCTTACCATCTTCAGGTGTTTGACGTGCAGCTGCGAGTAGGACTGCAACCTTGAGTGTTGACTTTGCTAACCGGTCCATAGTAGGAGTGAATAGCTCTGGAGCACCACTGTCTAAACCGTACTGTAGCATCTCACGTTCCAGCTTATTGTATCTGTCCCAGGCTTCTTCTGACAGGTATGCATTGAAGACAGCTGGCTGCTTGACGGTCTGGTCTCCGAGCTTGATGGTCATCTCACTACTGTAACGGTCCTTGATAGTCTGGAGTTCGTTGATAAGGTGATCTTTGGTGGCGTCCTGGGAGGATGTCATAGGACCCATAGGTTTGAAGTTACGGATGTCAGACTCTGCCTCTACGAAGATGAACCTAGGAGCAAAACCTGACGAGACATGTTCTGAGTCCATCAGCTCGAGGATCTTACCACGAATACCACCAGCTAGGAGAATGACAATAGGGTCACGGATTTCGATTGTTTCTTTTCGAAGGATCCTCTTTTGGTACTTCCCGTCGTATAACTTCGTAAGCGTCTCTCCCATACCGGCCAAATAGTCTTTTGTTTTGATTGCAGCGAGTAATCCGGAGAACTCGTCTCTCCAGAAGATACCAGGCCGTCCGGGTCGAGAGGCAATAGAGGTCATCAATCCTTCGATGGAACCATCCGTGGCTAGAATCGCATCCGGCTCCACCTCCAAAAGCATATCCATGGCCATGTCCATCGCGGTCGACTTTCGTGTAAGCGTCGTATCCGCTAGAATCATGAACCATAAATTGGGTACCATGACCCCGAAGCTCGTTGGTAGCTTCACGACCCCACTCAGGAGTGCCGACAGTATAGTAAAGGCGCCCGCCTCGAAGTACTGCGGCGCGGCGTCTCCTCGGCTCTTTGCCCATGATGTGAACCTTTCCACGAAGGTGTCACCCGTCACCAGCTTACGTTCCTCCATAGTCAGGAGGGGTTTCTCTTCAGGAGGGGTTACTCCTAATGCTTCGTTCCGAGTGTCTATCTTCAACGAGGCCCGTACAATATCCTTCCACAGGTAGATAGCGGGCCGTCTGTCACGAGCGAACTTGTTACACTTGGCTGCGTTCGCGACGGCGAAGGTCTCCTCCTTTGAGCAACCGGCCTCTAACATCAACAGTTCAAGCTGCCATAGAGCACTAGACCAATCGCCCTGAGGCTCTGTAAGGAAGAGTTCCGCTACCTGAGGGTCTAGTACATTGGACCGTTTCTTCAAGACATCTTCAGGGTTTGGAATGTTCTCTGGCATGGGCTCGTCGAGGGATTCATAACCTGGAACTTGTGGGAACTCAAAAAACCGTGCAATAGGATAGCGAGTGGTCTCCACTGTATGAAACCTCACCACAGGGAGTGAACCAAGCTCTTGGTACTTGGCGTTGTACGTGATAGGAACTCTTAGGAGCTGGCTCAGATCCCAGCCCGTCGTGTCTGCTCCCTTGTTAGCATACGCATATGCAAGCCTGTGACTAGCATCCTCTGCGTCAAGGGGTTCGACGGGTTCGGAAAGAAGCCAGAAGCCTTGGTACCTTTCGGGGCTGGTTTCAAGAGAGATAGACGGGGGTGGGTCTACTGCTTCTGGCGGACACGCATCTAGATCGGCCCAAACAACAGTACACGTCTTGACGTGCATCTTATCGCGCTTGGCGACACGTAACAGCTGCGGACAGAAGTAAACGTTCTTGCCCGGATAGTTCCTGTTGACGTGCTCCAGCATGTTATTCAACTGTTTGGGGTACTCGAAGTACCGCTCTTCAAACTTCTTCGAGTCCATCTCCAAAACGGCGACGCAGACCCATCCGGTCTCATCGCCAAAGATGGCCCTAAAGAAGGCCTCCCGAGCCTGATTCACCTCGGGAGACACACGAATAACGCTAGGCAAGTCTTCCTCCCTGGAACTAGATGTTAGAGGCCGAGGGCCGAAAGCCTTCCCCCAATGACCCCCGGCCTCTAACGTTTCAGAGTGCCTTAGACAGGCAGCTCTTCGTCATCCTCGGCAAGCTCGAACGCCTCCGGATCGTAGGCCTCACAACGTGACACGTTGTTGTTCGCCTCGCCCGTGTTTGGGTTCGTGCCGACCCTGACCACCGCAATACATTCACGACCAACGACGTCGTTGATGTCGAGTTCGAAGTCAGGGTTGTTGAGCTCGTCCTCTTCGTAGAAGCACTGCAGAAACGCCTTCAGAAGACCACGAGCCTCTTCAGTCAGGGAGGTGTTGTACCACACGTTGCGGTTCGAGTACTTCCCCTCTTGCACCTTCAGAGTCCATGCGAGGTAGTCGGCCCCAGGGTGCTTTGCATTGGGTCCGGACTGCTTCACTTCACCCTCGAAGACGGTGACGTGGTACCTTCCACGAGGCAGTGCTTCGAAAGACGCTGCCTCAACATCGGCGAATCCACCCTGGATAGGAATAGCCATTTGACTTTGACCTTTCAGTCTAGGATTGCTTCGGCCAGCTTGGCCATGGTCGGGTCCGACATCGTCGTCGGTAGACTTCCCGACCGGTCCTTCGCGATGTACTTACCAGTAGGCTCAGTCAGGATCTTCCGT